GCTCGCCGCCACCGACCTGATCCGTCATGTGTGTCGACATGCCTCGCTCAACACCCGCAACCCGCGCATCGCCTCCAAGTTGGCGGCGTCCAGCACGGTAGGCGGTGTCGAGCGCCTGGCACGTGCTGACCGCCGGCACGCTGCCACCACCGAGGAGTGGGACGCCGACCCTTGGCTGCTCAACACGCCGGGCGGCGTGGTCGATCTGCGCAGTGGCCGTCTGCGGCCGCACGAACGGGCTGATCGGATGACCAAGATCACCACGGCCGCTCCCCGAGGCGAGTGCCCACAGTGGCGGGCGTTTCTGAGTGACGTGACGGGCGGTGATCAGACCCTGCAGGACTACCTGCAGCGCATGGTGGGCTACGCATTGACGGGCTCCACGCGTGAGCACGCGCTTTTCTTCCTGTACGGCACTGGTGCCAATGGCAAGTCGGTATTCGTCAACACCTTGGCCGACATCCTGGGTGACTACGCGACCAATGCGCCCATGGACACCTTCATGGAGACACGCACGGACCGGCATCCCACCGACATGGCCGGACTTCGTGGCGCACGCTTTGTGGCGGCCATTGAGACCGAACAGGGCCGTCGCTGGGCCGAGTCCAAGGTCAAGAGCCTGACTGGGGGCGACAAGATCGCTGCGCGTTTCATGCGCCAGGACTTCTTTGAGTTCTTTCCGCAGTTCAAGCTCTTCGTGGCCGGCAACCACAAGCCAGCCATCCGCAACATCGACGAAGCCATGAAGCGGCGGCTGCACCTGATCCCGTTCACGATCACCGTGCCACCTGAGAAACGTGACAAGCACCTGCAGCAAAAGCTGCTGGCTGAGCGCGATGGGATTCTGGCATGGGCACTGGAAGGCTGTCTCGCCTGGCAACGGCTGGGTCGGCTCGATCCGCCGCAGCAAGTGCTGGATGCCACCGACGAGTACTTCGAAGCTGAGGACGCCCTGGGCCGCTGGCTCGATGAGCGCTGCGTGCGCATCGGTACGGCCAAGTCTCTGACGGCTGAACTCTTCACGGACTGGAAGCAGTGGGCCGAGGCCGCTGGAGAGTTCGTGGGCTCGCAAAAACGTTTTGCCGACTTGCTGCTCACCCGTGGCCTGGAGAAGTGGCGCAACGGTATGGGCCTGCGTGGCTTCCAAGGCATTGGCCTCAAGGCGCCGCCCACACCTTCCTATACCCCGTACTCGGACAACTGACCCCCATGAAAACCGTGCATCTGACGGATCGGACAGACCTTGTCGAAACCCCTATATCCCGCGCGTCACGCGCACGTGTAGAGAGTTACGTCAAAACCTGTCCGATCCGTCAGACCGAACAAAAAACAAGGACTGACAACATGAACACGACCATCCTCGCCCTCGATCTGGGCACTCAAACTGGCTGGGCTCTGACCAGCCGCGACGGCAGCATCACCAGTGGCAGCCAATCCTTCAAACCCCAGCGCTTTGAGGGCGGCGGTATGCGCTTCCTGCGTTTCAAGCGCTGGCTCACCGACATCAAGCAGTGCAACGACGGCATTGACCAAGTTGTCTTCGAAGAGGTCCGCCGCCACGTCGGTGTCGACGCTGCCCACGCTTACGGCGGTTTCATGGGCCAGCTGACCGCCTGGTGCGAGCACCACCAGATCCCGTACCAGGGCATTCCGGTCGGCACGATCAAGAAGCATGCGACCGGTAAAGGCAACGCCAGCAAGGACGAGATGGTGGCATCCGCCCGCGTCCGTGGCCATGCCGCAGCAGACGACAACGAGGCTGACGCCATCGCCTTGCTCTACCTGGCCCGTGAGATGGCCGCAGTGGGGGTGTGACATGAAAGTGCCGCAATACCGCTACCGCTGCCCCCTGGGCAATCTGCAGCCGACCACGCCGGATCTGGACGCTGTCAAACGCGAAGGCTGGCGCAATGACCATATTTTGGTGGTGTCTGAACACGATGAACGGCTGGACTGGGTGGAAAAGCAATTCGTGCGCAGGCTGGGGGAACGTCTCTACGGGGATGGAGGCAAGCGCCATGACTAAGACCCGAGCCGAATGGACTGTTGATGACGTGGCAGCCCGCTTTGCAGAAGCTGCCGAGACCGCGCACAAGCTCCCTCGTGTCCGCCCGGGCGGCTACTTCAACCCGTGGATGACGCTGGCCATGCAGGTGCCTGAGCGCTACCCTGACCCTGAGCGGCTGTACCGTCCCATGCCGCCCAGCCCTCAAGCCGTGGAGCGGATGCTTGAGACCATGCGCTGGGTGCAGTGGCTGGAAGTGGAGCAGCGGCATCTGGTCTGGATGCGATCAAACAGGTATCGATGGGAGCAGATTGGTCGGCGCTTTGCGTGTGCGGCTCGTACAGCGCAGCGGCGCTATGACGCAGCCATCCATCTCGTCACCCTGCATCTGAACAAGTGGCATTGATAGAAGTTGGGGCAAGTTAGGGGTGACTGCGGGACGGTGAGGACTGTTGATGGCAAACGCCAAAACACCCCCTGTCGCGTTTTGCCCTATTCGGGGGTACATTTTCGGCTATGGTCAGGACAGCGGCGTGAGCAACGAGCAGATCGTTGGATCGCTGATGGTCATGACGACAGATGCGGATCGCTGCGTGCGGCTGATGGCTGATGCGTAGAGGGCTATTGAGGAGCCCTGCGGAAATCTGATGGGTCCTTCCTGCCCATGAGGGTATGCGGGGGGCAACAGCGCGAGATTTCGATAGCGACTGACCAGAAAAACAGGTTACCACCCGGCCAGGTTACCGGCTTGTGGTTACCACCATCCCTGACAGTTACCACCCCCTGAATATTTCCAACCCGCCCGGCGGCAACGCTCGGCGGGTTTTTCAATTCCATGACGCCAAACCTGCAGATCGAATACCGCCCGATCGATGCGCTGCTGCCGTATGCGCGCAATCCGCGTACGCATTCGCCGGCGCAGATCGGCAAGATCGCGGCCAGCATCGTGGAGTTTGGCTGGACCCAGCCCATCCTGGTCGATGGTGACAACGGGATCATTGCCGGTCATGGTCGCCTGGCGGCAGCACGCAAGCTGGAACTGTTCAAAGTCCCGGTCATCGAGCTGGGCCATCTGAGTCCGGCGCAGAAACGTGCCTACGTGATCGCCGACAATCGCCTGGCGCTGGACGCCGGGTGGGATGATGAACTGCTGGCGCTGGAACTGGCGGAACTGTCCGAGGCAGGCTACGACGTGCTGCTCACTGGATTCGAGGATGACGAGCTTGCCAAGATGCTGTCTGATCTTGGTGACGGTGATGCGCAAGCGTCAGATCAGGAATCGGATTCGGAAGCAGACGATGATGTCCCAGAGCCACCCAAGCAGCCAATCAGCCGCCAGGGCGATGTCTGGCAGTTGGGCCCCCACCGCCTAATCTGTGGTGATGCGTCGGACCCGGTCGCCATTGCCGCCTTGATGCAGGGCGAGCAGGCGAGCCTGTGTTTCACCTCGCCGCCTTACGGCAACCAGCGTGACTACACGTCAGGTGGCATCGCCGACTGGGATGGACTGCTGCGTGGCGTGTTCGCGCAGATGCCCATGGCGGCCGATGGCCAGGTGCTGGTCAACCTCGGATTGATCCACCGCGACAACGAGTTCATCCCGTATTGGGACCAGTGGCTCGCCTGGATGCGCACCCAAGGCTGGCGGCGCTTCGCTTGGTACGTCTGGGATCAAGGGCCAGGCATGCCCGGTGACTGGCAAGGACGCCTGGCCCCCAGCTTTGAGTTCATCTTCCACTTCAATCGCCAGACCCGAAAGCCCAACAAGACCGTTCCCTGCAAGTTCGCCGGCCAGGAAACCCATCTGCGCGCCGACGGTTCCTCCACCGCCATGCGCGGCAAGGACGGCCAGGTCAACGGTTGGACCGCTGCTGGTCAGCCGACGCAGGACCACCGCATCCCCGACTCCGTGATCCGGGTGATGCGCCACAAGGGAAAGATCGGCCAGGACATCGATCACCCTGCCGTCTTTCCCGTGACGCTGCCGGTGGAGGTGATCGAGGCCTACACGCAGGAAGGCGAAATCGTCTTCGAACCCTTTGGTGGCAGCGGCACCACGCTGATGGCTGCCCAGCGCACGGGTCGCATCGGTCGGGCGGTCGAGATCGCGCCTGAATACGTCGATGTGGCGTTGATCCGTTTCCAACAGAACTTCCCTGGCGTGCCGGTCATCCTGGCCGCCACCGGTGAACCCTTTGAGGTCGTCGCTGCACAACGACGAGAGAGCCATGCAACTGTCTGAACATTTCGAACTGGCCGAGTTTCTGGTCTCGGAGACTGCCGCCCGCCGTGGCATTGCCAACGAACCCACGCCCGAGGTCATCGAGAACCTGCGTCGGCTGTGTCAGTTGGTGCTACAGCCTTTGCGCGTCAAGCTCGGCCGCCCGGTGGTCATCACGTCTGGGTACCGCTCGCCGGCGCTCAACCGTGCGGTGGGTGGCAGCAAGACCAGCCACCACATGCAAGGACGCGCCGCCGATCTCATCGTGCCGGGTCTGTCGCCGCTGGCGGTCTGCCAAACCGCGCAGCAAATGAAGTTGCCCTGCGTCCAGATCATTCATGAGTTTGGTCGTTGGGCGCATCTGGCGGTGGCCTTGCCGAGCGAGCGCACGCAATTGCTCACTGCCAAGCTGGCACAGGGCAAGACGGTCTATGAGCCGGGGTTGGTCCATGTCTGAACCTTGGCTCTCTACCCATATCGAGCGCTGGCCCACAGAAAGGCTGGTGCCCTACGCCCGCAACGCTCGCATGCACTCAGAGGACCAGGTGGCGCAGATCGCCGCCTCCATTGTCGAGTTTGGTTTCACGAATCCGATCCTGGCGGGCTCCGACGGCGTGATTGTTGCTGGGCACGGTCGCTTGGCCGCCGCCCAGAAGCTGGGCCTGGACACGGTGCCGGTGGTCGTCCTCGATCACCTGACCCCGACCCAGCGCCGCGCGCTGATCATCGCGGATAACCGCATTGCAGAAAACGCTGGCTGGGACGATGCCATGCTGCGCATTGAATTGCAGTCGTTGCAAGAGGATGGCTTCAATCTGGACATCACGGGCTTCGACGCCGACGCCCTGGCCGAGATCATGG